TGCTAAAAGTGTTGTTGCAACTTTAGGTGATTCTTTTAATCACACAATTACTTTTGTAAAGAAAGGAGTACAAGAGTATGATGTCGATAACGGTCAGCTTGTAAGTATAGATACTACTTATTCAGATATTAAAGTTCCAATTGAATTTATACAGTCTGAAGAAGAAGAAGGACAAGAAATTAGAAGAGCTAAATTGTACATAACTCCAGACTTAATTGGTGATAATCAAATTACGTTTCAAGACAAAGTAAAACTCACATACGATGGACAGTTAAGAACTGCACAGATTTATGATATAGATACAAAAAAAGGTAATCAAGTTTATCTTTATACAATTTTGGTGCGATTCTAATGGCAAGAAAGAAAGATTTTTTAAAAAGCGATCCAATAGCAGATATTGAGGCACAAATAAATGCTGATTTCAATACGTTAATTAGAAAAACTCATAAAAGTTTATCAACTAAAACTCATAGTCCTGTATGGACGGGATTTTTTGCATCTAGTTGGAAAGTGCAAACTACAGGTGTCAAGGCAAAAGATGATATTAGAAAATTTAAACCGTGGTCTAATATTAATAAAAACAGTAAGCAAGTAGTAAATGGTAGGTGGGTTAGTAAGAGGCCATCTAACCCAACAGTAAGAATAAGGTATCCCGTTAATAGAACTTTTAATATTAAAAGACCTGTTTTTATTGGTAATAGAGCAAAATACGCTGCTTATGCTCTCGAAGGAGGTAAAATTCAAAATTTCATACAAGGACGTATGGCTAAATTAATAGCAGATACCATGAAAGAAAAGAAAACTAAAGGTAGAATATTTTTACAATCAAGACAGACACCTGGTTTTGGTCAATCAGGTAAACAGGCAGGTTATTCTGAATTGAACTTATGAGTTTAAAAAACACTAGAGCTACGTTTGAAAAAGCAGTAACCGATGCTGTTTTGGACGATGATCCAACTATTTCTATGGTTTATGACAATCTAAATTTCAGCACACCAGGAGCACAAGAAAGATATGTAGTAATGAATGTAAATTATTCACAAGCAACATTACAGCCTCAAGGAGCAGCTATAGATTACTATTCTGGAGTCATACAATGTAATATTCATGTTCCTAAAAATAATGGTACTGGAGAATTGATGGAGATAGCAGAGAAAGTAATAGATGGTTTAACCTCTGTAAATGCTTCTGGTTATGTTGATACATTATCTGTAAAGCCTAGAGTTCAAGATATAGTAGGTCCTAATTTGTTGGATATTGAAGAAAGAAGTCATTTTGTTGGTGTAATATCTTGCCAATTCTCAGCTAATGCCTAGTATAATAAAGTAGCAATACTTATTTTATGACTAGAGCAATCGACCTTTTGAAGAATAGTTTTGGTGTCAGCCAGCTATATCAATATGATGTAAAAAAAGAGGGGAAAACTATTTTTACTGTTTATTGGCACCCCCTTACCATTGCAGAAAGAGAATCAATACAAAAAAAATCTAATGTTGATGATGTAAATGATTACGCATTAGCTTTGATGATTACAAAAGCATTAGATAAAAATGGAGATAAATTATTTCAAGATGGAGATAAGGCTTCTCTTAGAAGAGAAGTTGAAGCAAATGTTTTACAGGAAATACAATTAGCCATGATTAATTCTGGTCAAGAGAAGGAGGTATCAGAGGCTAAAGCCGATTTAAAAAGCTAAAAGAGAATGGAGATTTATCTATTCTTTAGCAAAAGAATTAGGTAAAACTGTAGCAGAGTTATGTTCAACATTAACTAACGAAGAATTACTTGGTTGGTTAGCTTATGCAGAGTTAGATGCTGAAGATTTTAAGAAACAACAAGAACAAGCACAAAGAAATAGTGCTTTAAAAGGCAGAAAGCGGTAATATAGAATAAATATTTTAATTTCTATAAAAAGTGGCTGGTTATAACGTTGATTTAGAAATAGCGGTCAAGAATGCAAAAGAGCTTCAGAAAACAAGAGTAGGGGTAAAACAACTTCAAAGAGAAATAAGAAGATTTAATAAAGAAGCACAACAAGGAACTAAAGTAGTTAAAAATTTTAAAAATTTAGAGGAAGTTGTAGGAAGGTCTAAAGCAGCATTAAATACTGCAGCCATTGGAACAAGTAAATTTAACAAAGCTGTAAAAGCACTTGCAAAGTCTGAGCTTACTTATAGCAAAGAGATGGCGAATAGAAATAGAGCACTTGAAAATGCTAAAAGAGCACAATTAGGAATGCAAAGTATTGAAGAACGGGAACATCAATTATTGATGAGAGGTAATAGGTTAAGAGATCTACGTTTAAAAAAAGAAAAAATGCTTAATAAAACTAGGGGTATGCGAGGAAGAGGTTTAGGTGGAGGCTTTGGTAATGCTCTTGGTAGTGGAATTATTGGTGGTGGTTTTCCATTGTTATTTGGACAAGGGCCAACAGCAGCCATCGGTGGTGCATTAGGTGGTATAGGTGGTGGTTTAATTGGCGGACAGTTTGGATTTGCTCTTTCTATAGCTGGCACGACTATCGGTAGTGCTTTAGATGATTTAGCAAAAGCACTTGCAAAACCTACAGAAAACATTGAAAAACTTGTTCAAAAATTTGGGTTATCAGGAACAGCAACAGGAGATTTAGCTTTAGAGCTAGAAAAACTTGGTTTAAAATCATCTGCTGCTAAATTACTTTTAGAGAAAGGAGCAGAGCAGCTTGGTTTAACAACAGAAGAAGTAGAATTAAATACTGAAAAAATGCAAGAGTTTGAAAATGCAATAAATAAGTTAGGTACTCAAATTACTTTATTTTTAGCAAATAATTTAACTCCATTTTTAGAAAAACTATCTGAATTTGGGAAAAAACCTCGTGAAATTCTAGAACAAGCAATTATGGGGCCTGAAGGTAGATTTGAAGATTATTTTGGTACGGGAGGTAATTTTTTTGAAAAGGCTTTAAGTTTTTTAATGTTTGGCCCTGGTGGTGATCCAACTCAACAGTTTGAAAGATTTAAAAAGAAATATTTATCAACGAGTAATATTCCTGCGGGTGAAGGTAATGCAATTATTAATGGCGTACCAATAAATCCCGATTTTGGTAAGCCAGGTATTACTGCTTCAACTGTAGATCCAAATAAACCCGCTAGTGATCTAGCAAGAAAAACTTTTGAAGAAAAAGAATTATTGCCTTTAAAACAAAAATTAGAACTTGAACAAAATAGATTACTTGTTAGTAGTGATAAGTTGAATCTAATGAAAGAAGAGTTTGAATTAACAAATATAGAAAATGAATTGCAACGTACAATAAAGGAAAATGAAAAATTAAGTTCTGATGAATTAGATAAAAAAATAGAAAAATTAAAAATAGCAAGAGATACACAGCTACAAGTTGTTGAGAATACGAAAAAATTAATAGATCCTTTTAGGCAAATTTCTGGAATTATTGCTCAAGATATTGGCGATGGTATTAGAGGCTTAATAAGAGGAACTGAAACTTTAGGAAATCTTTTAAATAATGTTATTAACAAATTAGCTGATGCTTTTATAAATATGGCAATATTTGGTAATTTTGGAGGAACTTTTGAACGAGGTTCTGGTTTATTAGGAAGTATTTTTAAAGCAAATGGTGGTGCCGTAAAAGGTGGAGGAAGTTATGTTGTCGGAGAACGTGGGCCTGAAGTATTTTCTCCTGGTGTCTCAGGTACAATCACACCAAATCATGCTTTGGGAGGATCAACTACAGTTGTAGTAAACGTAGACGCATCTGGCACGGAAGTTCAAGGTGATGAGGAACAGGGAAGAGAGCTTGGTCGTCTTATCTCGGCTGCGGTACAATCTGAATTAATACAACAAAAACGACCTGGAGGAATACTTGCGTAATGGCTACTTTCCCTTCAATAAAAGCGACTTATGGAATCCGTAAAAAATCTAGACCATTAACTAGGACTATTCGTTTTGCTGACGGATACGAACATAGACTTTTATTTGGTTTAGCACAACATCAAAATCCAAAAGAGTTTAGTCTTACTTACGAAGTTTCAGAAACTCAAGCAGACGAAATAGAAACATTTTTAGATGCTCGTGCAAATGATAGTGATAGTTTTGATTTTGCTGAAGGTTTTTTACCCGAAGAAACTGCTTCAAACTTTAAATTTGTTTGTGAAAACTGGAGTAAATCAATACCTTATAACAACAGAGCTACGATACAGGCCACTTTCAGACAAGTATTTGAACCGGCATCATAATGACAGTTAATTCAAAGATATTTAGCAGTCTACAAGACATAAATCCATCAGCAATAATTGAACTATTTACGCTCCAATTATCAACTGCATTGCATGGTGCAAATACAATTTATAGATTTCATGCTGGCAGTAATTTAAATGCTAATGGAAAAATAGTATGGGCTGGTAATGAATAT